GCCCCACCCCGCCCCCCCCCCACATCCGCCTCCCCGCCGCGCCCCCCCCCGGCCTAGCGGCCGCCCCCTTTCTTCGCGCGTTTCGCGGCGTGTGCACGCAAGCCGGCGACGTTCGGTTTCAGGCCCAGTTTCTGCCGCCGGGCCGCTTCGCGGCGCGCGCTGAGGCGGCGATTCTTCGCCGTCAGCGCGTCGTGCTGGCGCGCGATTACGGTCATCACTTCCGGCGGGAAGTACTCGCGGAACGACCGATCGCGCGCGATGAATTCAACGAACAGATGATCGCGACCTTCATGGCGCACCGTGCGAAGAATGAACTTCCGCGTGCCGCCGACGCCCAGGGTCGGCACGACGAAGACGATCGCCGGGTCGGTCGACGTCGACACGCCGTCCAACACGCCGGTCATCCGGTCGAACTCGTCAGGCATGGCGGCCGACGGGGCCGCCATGCTGGTGTCGCTGTTGTGGCTGGTCATCAGTGGCCCCCTTCCAGCACGAAGCCGCTGTTCGCCGGGATCGTGACCTGCCCCGGCTTCAGCGTGACGCGGCGGCCGACCAGTTCGCCGACGGGCCGGTCGACTTTCGCGAACCAGCCCACGCGCGTCGTGTTGCTGCTGGGCACCGTGAACCGCACCCGCAGCCGCTTCGCGGTTTCCCGAATCAGCTGCCCCTGATACACCGACCCGTTGAACATGACGACGACGCGGCGCGCGTCGGTGGGGGCCGCTTCGGTCGGGGCCGGCTTGGCCGGTTCGGTCGCCGGCACCGGGTAGAACCCGCTGTCGCCCATGCAGTCGCGGCACAGCGTCTGCCGGGGGTGCTCCTGATAGAACCGCTGGCCGTCGATCGCGCAGGTGACAGTCGGCAGGCGCTTCCAGTCGGCGGGGGCGCGCAGCTGCCGCGCGCGTTCAATCGCGAAGCGTTCGCGGTCGCTGAACTGGGGCGTCGTGGTCACGCTGGCGGTCAGCAGCTGGCAGGTGCGCGCGTGCGTCACGCGCGTCGTTTCGTAGCCGTCGATCAGCTGGCCGCACGCGGGACAGAACCCGAACTGATCGGCGTAGCGGTTCAGCGCCAAGTACGCGCGCAGGTCGTCGCCGGTCAGCATCAGTTCGCGCGCGCGGGTGTCGTAGCGGTCGGTCGTGGTCGTGGTCGTCATGTCGTCCCTGTCTTTCAGGTGCCGCGCCGCGTTCGTGCGTCGCGTGCCGCCGTTTTCTTCGGCGGTCACGTTCATTATACCACAGTTATACCTTGGAAAATTGCCGGTAACCTATTGGCAGCACGTAGGTTACCGGCGCTGAAAGGAGCCGGGAACGACGGCTAGCGTGTTTTGGCGGGCTGGGCGATCGAATATTCCTTAGCCGTGCGCACATAGCCGTCGGCCGTCTTTTTTAAGTAGCCGCGACGCACCAGCGATCCCAGGTTGCGCGACCGCATCGGGCGCGGTTCGGTCGCGCTGAACTTGCGCAGAAACGCCGCCGACTTCACACGTTTGTCGTGGACGGTCATGCGGCGCTGGTCGCGCGGCCGGCCGTTCGTGCGGCGCGCAGCGTCGATCTGGATCGCCTGATCGATCACGCGCTGGGCGCGGGCGCGCTTCACGGTCGCGGCCTGCCCGTGCAGCAGCCGCAGCGTCAGCCGGATCGCGGCGGCCGCCTCTTCGTGCGCGCGCAACAGGCGCAGCAGCTGCGCGGGGCCGCTTAATCGTTCGCTATCGTCGTCGCGTTTCATAGTGATCCCTGTCGGCGCTGGTAGCGGTCGACGCGCAGACGATGCGCCTGATCCCGTCGTGCGCGCGTGCGGCTTTTCTTCGCGCGACGTTCGGCCCGTTCGGCTTGCATGTCGCGCGACTTCGTTTTCAGGGCGGCGAAGGTGACGAACGATCGGCGCTGCGTGTCGGGCCGGTGCTGGGTCGCCCAGTCTTCCAGCGGGGCCGCCCCGCCCAGCCCTTTGAGTTCGAATGCGGCCCCCAGCACGGCCAGCGCGATCGCGCCCAGGCCGGGCACGGCCAGCTGTGCGGGCGACAGGTTATGGAAGGCGTCGCCGGTCGAGGTCACCCTGAACGTTTTGAGCACCGCTGATAGGTGCTGCGCGGCGATGAAATTAAAACAGCTGACGTGTGCGAGATCCTGGCGGGTGAACTCGTCACCCCCGATCGTAAGTACGCTAGCCGTCGCCCGATCGCGCAACAGTCGAGATGCCGGTAAGCCGAGAACCTTGGCTGACCAGTCCACGTGTTCACCCCCTATTCATTTAAGGGTCGATTCGTGTCACGAATTTTTCACAGGCTCATCGACACAATGTACGGGCTTGTAACCCGCTGGCGGCCGGCGTAGTGTTGCAGGTCTTTATGGTTGATTGTCGTAAACCTGACGAAAGGGCGACGACGATGGCGACCGCGCGTAAATTCCCAGACGACGCCGATGTGATCCTGCAGTGGCCGGGCCGCCCCGGTCGGGTGATCCTGCCGGCGAATAGCGATCTCGCAGCGGCGATCGACGCGCTGGTGCAGCTGCCGCCGGATGACCAGCGGGCGATCATTGCGGTGATCGATCTGGCGCGTCGCGCTTCAGGGCGTGTCGCGGCCGCAGCCCGCGCGTCACACGACGCAGCAGTTTCAAAAAAACGTCTTTTCCCTCTGGTTCAAGGAGGGCGTACATCTCTACCCATTCCCTGAATAACGGATCGTCTGCGGTGGGCAACTGCAGCAGCGCGTCGAGGCTAATGTGAAACGTGGTTGCGATGCGGAACAGCGTGGGAAAGTCGGCGTTGAATTCGCCGCGCAGGTAGCGACTGATCCAGTGCGACGGCCGGCCGATCGCGGTCGCGAGGGTTTCCTGGGTCATGTCGATCGCGAGCAGTTTGTTTTTCACCTGCCGGCGCGCGAAGTCATGGATCGCCTGATCGTCGAGATCTGCTCGCAGCGTGCGCGCGCCGGGCATGGTGGCGTGACTATACCAGAATTCGAAAAACGTATTTTCCTATTCAGCTAACGAATTATCGCTAGCCGGCTGAGTTCACTGCACAGTGTGACAGGCGAGTGACCAAAAATCGCCAGTTAGGGCCGTTCAGCTTGCGACCGTCAACCGTGCAGCGTATGTTCATTCGCTGTGACGAAACGTCGCAAGCCGGCCCGCCGGTCCTATCCCGATCTCGCGACCTACATTGAACAGTCGGGCGACCAGCAATGGCACATCGCCGCGCGCTGCGGCACGACGCAGGCCAACATCTCGCGGATCGCGCGCGGCACGGCGCACCCGCGCCCGCTGCTGGCGCTGCGACTGGCGCAGTACTGTCGCATCCCGGTCGACAGTTTTGCCAAAGCCGTCGTCGATCGGCAGAAGACGGAGCCGGCCGCGTGACCGCGACGCGGGCGGAAATTCTCGAAGGGCTGCGCAAACTGGAAGGGGGATCCATGCCCGACCCGGCGGCGACGAAAGACCTGATCCCGGCCCCCGAAAAAACACCGGTCAGGATCGGCGTCGTGCTGACGACGCCCGAAGAGATCTGGCGCATGGCGACCATTCTCGCCAACAGCGAACTCGTGCCGAAAGCGTATCGCGGCAAAAAGGAGGATATTTTCGCCGCGATCGAATTCGGCGCGGAACACGACATGAAGCCGATGCAGTCGCTGCAGTCGGTCGCGGTCATTGGCGGCCGGCCGGCGCTGTGGGGCGACGGCCTGCTCGCGGTCGTCGTCGCGTCGAAGGTCTACCGCGATCATCACGAATATTTTGAAGTCGACGGATCGACGCGCGAACACCTGACAGATGGCGACTTGCGCAACGAATCGACGACGGCCGTGGCGACGTTTCTGCGGCGGGGCGTCGATACGCCGAAGACCGGCCGGTTCTCGATCGCCGACGCGAAGCGCGCCGGCCTGCTGGCGAAGGAGGGGCCGTGGTCATTGTTCCCGAAGCGCATGCTCCAGATGCGCGCGCGGGCGTTCGCGATCCGTGATTGTTTCCCCGACATCACGCGCGGGATCAAGACGGCTGAAGAATTGATCGACATCCCGGCCGACGACGCGCCGTCGACGCCGGCCCCCTACGTCGTGCGGCGACGATCAGATGCGCCGCTGAAGACGAGCGAACTGGTCGTCGACGCCGAGATCGTCGACACGCGGGGGATCAAGAATCTGGACCCGCCGACCGGGCGCGTCCTACTCAGCGACGACACGATCGTGATCGCGCGCGCCGACACGATCCCCGAACTGGTGAAGTATCTCGGCACCGATCAGCCGATCCGGCTGACGACCCGCCGCAGCCCTGACGACCTGCACCGCTATATCGACGGGATCGAACTACTCGACGAGTAGCCCTATGCCGTCGCCGTGCGCCCCGCCCGTCGCTGCCGCCCCGCGCGGTCGACGACGGGCCGACTTCACGCATTACTGCCGGTACGACTGCGAACGCAACGGCCGCTATTCCCGCGCGATCTGCGGGCAATGGATCCCGCATCACGAACACGACAACCATCCGACCTGTTGGGAGTGTTTGCGTGCGCGCGAACAGCTGGAAGCGAACGAACCATGACGAACCCGAACGATCAAGTGATCCGCGACCTGTTGGCGGTCGCGCGCGATCTCAAACAGCGCGATGACGATCGGCACATGGCCGTTTTGCATGCGATCGCGGTGGCGATCGTCGATGTGGCGCGGGCCATTCGCGAGCAGACTCTGGCCCAGCAACGCGAACCGGGCATGCTGCACTGGAAGCCATGACCGGCGGCCTGACGTTCGACGCGGCGACCCACACGTACCGGAAAGACGGCCGGCCCGCGTGGCAGTCGGTCACGCAGGTGCTGAAACGCGCCGGCCTGTTCGACTGGATGGTCGCGGTACCCGAACCGCTGCTGACCCGTGCCCGGCTGCGCGGCACCGCCGTGCACGCGGCGATCCACTACTGGAACGAGAACGACTTCGATCTCGACGACTTCCGAGATCGGTACCCCGACATCGCCGGCTATGTCGACGCCTGGGTCGCGTTCTGCGCGCAGCAGCCGTTCGTGCCGGCGCTGTGCGAATACTGGATTTACAGCGCCCGGTACGATCTGGCCGGCACAATCGACTGCCTGGGCACGCTGGCCGGGCAGGCCGCGCTCGTCGACTTCGCGACCGGCGATCCGGCCGACGTCGCGAAGCACCTGCAGACCGCCGCGTACCTGCTGGTCGCGCGCGAATGGGCGACCGAGGATCCGGCCCTGGAGGCATTTTTCGCCGCGCACCCCGTCGTGCGGCGCTACGCCGTGCAGCTGCGGCCCGACGGCACGTACCGCCTGAACCCCTACAGCGACCCCGCCGACACGCGGCACTTTCTGGCCCTGGTCGAAGCGCAGCGCATCGTCGACAGCTACCGCCGCACACAGCAGGAGGTCGCATGACGGCCCGATCCGACCTGCCGGCGAAGCTGGACGCCGCCGAGCAGCGGCTGGCGACGATCAAGACCGTGGCCGATGCGAAGGCGCTGGGTCGGGACGCTGAAGCGGTGCGGGTATGGGCCAAAAAGGCCGGCAAGCTGTTGCCGCTGCAGAATCACGCGGCCCTAGTCAAAATTCTGGCCGAACGGCGGGCCGGCGAACTGCTGGCGCAGATCGAACGCAGCAAAGGCGGGCGCGGAAAAACTCGGGCCATGCTGGCCCAAGTTTACGAAGCCAACGAGATCGCGAAGCGCACGGGCACGCGCTGGCAGGTACTGGCCGGCGTGCCTGAAGCCGACATTCGGCAGCTGGAGATCGCCTGCAACGGCAGCGGCGACGAACTGACGAGCGCGATGCTGCACGCGCAATACGCGCGGGAAGCGAAGCGGCGCGCCGTGCGCGACCAGTTGGAAGACGTGGCCGCCCAGGCGGTCAAGAAACTACTGGGAACCTACGACACGATCGTGATCGACCCGCCGTGGCCGATGCAAAAGATCGAACGCGACGTGACCCCGCAGCAGGTCGAGTTCGACTACCCGGTAATGACCGAGGAACAGCTGCGCGACGTGCCGGTGCCCCAGCATTGCGCGCCCGACACGCACGTGTGGGTCTGGGCGGCGCAGCATTTTCTGCCGGTGGCGTTTCGCCTGCTGGACGCGTGGCGGCTGACCTACGTCTGCACGTTCGTGTGGCATAAGCCGGGCGGGTTCCAGCCCTGGAACCTGCCGCAGTTCAATTGCGAGTTCGCGCTGTATGCCCGGCACGGATCGCCGACGTTTCTCGACACGACGGACTTTCTGACGTGCTTCAACGCCCCGCGCCAAGGGCACAGCGCGAAGCCGGATCACTTTTACGACGTCGTGCGGCGGGTGACCGCCGGCCGGCGGCTCGATATGTTCAACCGCCGTGCGATCCCCGGCTTCGACGGCTGGGGGCAGCAGGCGGCCGAGTGATGCGATGAAGACGTACGCCGAACAACGCGACTGGGCGGATCGCTATGTCGACACGTTCCGGCAGATCGTCGGGCCGTACCTGCTCTGCCCGTCGACGCTGGAACAGGATCAGCTGCAGGCGACCGATCTCGTCGTGCTGACCGGCCGCAACATGACGATCGCCTGTCGTGTGCGGGATCCAAAGTATCGCGACAGCAATGCCCACGAATTCACGATCCGGAACACCCTGCCGTCGGGTACGAAAACGGAGATGTGCAAGATCGTCGATGGCTGGGCCGACTGGATGGTGTACGGCTTCGCGACCGGGCAGGGGATCGAGATCAATCCCTGGTACCTGATCAATCTGAAACATTTTCGGATCCATTGGTTCAACCACTGGAACCAGCGCGAACTCCACGATCGGCGCGCTAAGAACCGCGACGGCACCGGCCTGCAGTGGGTCGAACAGTGGAACGACGATGGATCCAGCTTTCTCGCGTTCGAGGTTTCCAGCTTCAGCGCCGGCCCGAAACTGCTGATCGACAAAGCGCCGACCGGCTGGCCCGACTGGCTGATCAAGGAGTGGTCTGATGCCGTCGCTGCCCGTGCTTGACGTCACGCGCCCCGAAACCGCGCGCACCGTCGGCACCGAACTCGAAACGACCGTGCACGCCCTGGTGCTGCGTCTGCGCGCGACCACGATCTCCGACGCGGCGGCGTGTGAACAGGCCGTGATCGACCGGCAGCAGCTGGCCGACGCGATCAAGCGGGTGACCGACTTTTTCGCGCCGTTCAAGGAAATGGCGCACCGGTTACACAAGGCGCTGTGCGACCGTGAACGCGACATTCTCGAGCCGGCCCGCAAGCTATACGCCGACAAGGCGCTCGCGATCAGTCTGTATAAACAGTTCGAAGACGACCAACGGCAGCAGCGCGAACGCGAGGAACAACAGCGCCGGCAGCGCGAACACGACGCCCGCGTCGCCGCCGAAGCGGCGGCGCTGGAACAGGCCGGGCATCGCGAACTGGCGGCCGCCGTCGTCGATGAAGCGATCCAGGCGGCCCCGCCGGTCGTCGTGCTGCCCGACGTCACGAAGACGATCCCCGGCCTGCGGTTCGTGCGGCGCTATCACTGGCGCTACGTGCACGACGATCCGGTCGAAGCGATGAAACTGATCCCGCGCCAGTGGCTGATCCCCGACGAGAAAAAGATCGGGCAGTACGCGCGGGCGATGAAAGGGGCCGGCGCGATCGCCGGCATTGAGTTCTATTCCGTTGACGATCCTATTAGGTAAGGGCGGCGTCGTGCACGGCTTGTTCTGGTGGATCGACCGATGGCGGCGCAGTAGTGCCTACGTGGAAATGTCACTGGAGGAACAAGGCGCGTACCACAACCTGCTCGACGAAGCGTGGCTGCGCGGCGGCGGCATTCCGAACGATCCGAACGTGCTGGCGAAAGCCTGCGGCGACCCGCGCGCGTGGCGACGCGTGCGGCATACGGTGATGCGGAAATTTCGGCTCGTCGACGGCCAGTGGCACAACCGAACGCTCGACGAAGTGCTGCACCAGTCGGCCCGGCGCGCGAAAAATCAACAGGCGTATCGGGCGCGCCGGAAGGGTAACGGGCATGCGTGACGACTTAAAACCGGGCGACCAGGTGACGTGGCATCGGCGGATCCCGCAAGGCTACGGCGACGGCGGCGACGTGCCGGCGGTCGTGGTCGCGGTCGGCCGCCTGCGCGTGACGATCGACGCGGCGCTGCGATCGGGCGGCTGGAAGCGCACCAGCGTTGCGCCCGACAACCTGACGCCGCGCACGGAGTCGAAACCATGACCCGTAAGTACGCCGAAGACACGGCCGTGCCGATCGCCCGTACGCGCGAACATTTGGAGGCGCTGCTGCGGCGGCGCGGCTGCGAAGGGTTCGCGTACGGCTGGACGGGCGCGCAGGATCGGGTCGAGTTCGTGTGGAACCGTCGCCGGATCCGGTTCACGCTGCCGCGTCCGAAGCGCGACGATCTGGCGCTGACCGCGACCGGGCTGGCGCGCAGTGACCGCGCGATCGACATCGCGATCGCGAACGAAGACCGACGGCGCTGGCGCGGGCTGCTGCTGGTCGTGCGCGCGAAGCTGGAAGCCGTCGAAGCCGGGATCACGACGTTCGAATCCGAATTCCTCGCGCATATCGTGATGCCGAACGATCAGACGATCGGCGACATCCTGGTGCCGCAGCTGGGCGACGGCACGATCGCAAAACGCCTGCTGCCGGCGCGGGAGCAACCCCAGTGACCGATAACGCACCCGATAACGCACCCGATAACGGAGGCGATAACGATCCCGATAACGATCCCGATAACGATCCCGATAACGATCCCGATAACGATCCCGATAACGGGGCGGTCACTTTGCCGATAACGAAGCCGCTTCTCCGGATCTAGTACTAACTAGCTAATTAGCTAAGTCTGATCTTCGTAGCATTCGGTACGGTGTCTATTGTGAGAATTAGAACCTGCGCTGCGCGCATTTCGCCGAAAAAGACCGAAGAAAAAAAGGCGCAGGCCCGCCTCGTCGCCCGCCTGATCCGCGACGCGATCCTGCGCGACGATTTCGAATCATTGGCCGACCTGACCGACGTCGTGAAGCATCGCTGCGCGCAGCTGGGGATCCGGGTGACCGCCGACGACTTCACGATCGCGTACCGATGGTTGGACACCAATTGCCGCCTACTGACGAGGGGCCGATGGGCAAAGCACGCACGCGCCTGATCTGGCAAGACACGAAACGCGTGGCGACCTGCCGGCGCTGCCGCGTGCGTATCGTCTGGGCGACCGATCTGGAAAAAGGGCACGTCGCCTATTCGTTTCCGCTGATCGTCGTCGAGAAACAGCCGCAGCTGTTCGACACGCGCGTCGTTGAATACGTCGACGTCGGCCGGTCACCACTGCACGACGATCGGTGCATCAAACTGAAAAAGAACCGGGTGATCACGGGCAAGGTGGCGCGACATGGCGTTTAATCGCGGCGTCGACGACGACGACCTGCTGACCCCGGAACAAGCGGCGCGACGCCTGGGCATTTCCGCCGGCACGCTGCGGCACTGGGTCTCGCAGAAACGGATCGAATACGTGCGCATGGGCCGCCTGACGCGCTTTCGGCCCGACCAGCTGCAGCGGCATATCGACCGATCCGTGCAACGGGAGATCAAGCGATGAACCAACCGCAAACTTTTGATCCGTTCAAACTGGCGGGCGACTTGGCGCGCTTCGCCGAATCATTTCCGAAACTGATCGACGCGATCGACCGCATGATCGAGTCGCATCGGCGACTAATGGCGTCGCAGGATCGCCTGTTGGACGCGTTGATCGACGCGCTGCGCGATCATCTGCCGGCGCGTGACGTGCACTGATGCCGACCGCCCCGCTGCATGCGTGTGGCATGCACGGCTGCGCGGCCCTGGTGCCGCGAGGGCAGACCCATTGCCCGGTGCACCGTGTGCCGCAGCGGCGTACGTCGACACAACGCGGCTACGGGTACGCGAGCGGCTGGCACACCCGCGCGGCGCTGTTTCGCGTGCGCTACCCGCTGTGCGGGATGCGCCCCGGTGGACGCCCGCCCGTGATGAGTGAGTGTTATCGACACGGCGACTACACGCCGGCCACGCAGGTTGATCACGTCGTGCCGCATCGCGGATCGACGGCGCTGTTCTGGGATGAAGAGCACAACTGGCAGGCGCTGTGCGCGGCCTGCCACGCCCGCAAGACGGCGGCTGGATTGTGAAGGGGGAACAATGGCGAAGTTAACTGCTGCCCGACGGTCGAACCTGCCCGCCACGTCGTTCGCCTTGCCCGGTCGGCGCTATCCGATCGACACGCGTGCCCGTGGCGCGAATGCCCTGGCGCGCGTCAGTCAGCACGGCACCCCCAGTGAACAAAGCCGGGTGCATGCAGCGGTGTGTCGCCGGTATCGCGATATGCCGTCGTGCAAACGGTGAACGCATGCCACGCACGTCGTTCGATGAACTGCACGAACAGGCGAAACAAACAGTCGCGAAGATCAAGGGCAAGGCCGATGCCGATGCCGCGATCGAGATCCTGCGCGTGCTGATGCAGGTACGACAACATGCGAGTCAGGAAACCTACGACGCGATCGAAAACAAACTACTGCACCAGGGGCACCAGTGAAAGGGCACTACCTGAAACACACGCCCGGTCTGCGGTGCCACTTCGGGATCCCGTGGCGTGATCACTTTGCGATCCCGATCGGATCGGGCAAAGGGTGCCTGTTCTGCGACAGCGAGGATCCCGTGGCGCTGGTGAACGACGCGCACACAAACAGCAACGAAAAGCAACAAAAAACCAGTGAATCGAAACAACAGGCAAAAACCTAGCGGATCCGGGGGGCAGTCGCGAGTCGGCGCGCAAGGAGTCGGCGAACCCGTCCCGGCCGCCGCGCGCGTTCTGCCGGATTTCGGCGATTTCAGGCGGTGATATGGGCAACTGGAACAGCGGCCGCCGGCCGCGTCCGACGGCGATGAAAATTCTACGCGGCACGCAGCGGCGCGATCGGCTGAATCCCGACGAACCGAAACCCGCGCCGGCCGACTTCGACGCGGTGCCGGCCGAACTGGCGAAGGATCGCGAAGCGGCGCGCGAATGGGCGCGCGTCGTGCCACTGCTGCGGGCCTGCGGGATCATCAGTCGCGTGGAACGATCGGCGCTGCTGGCGCTGTGCGAGCAGTGGTCGCAGTACGTGAAGGCGACGCAGTCGGTGCGCAAACACGGCCTGCTGCTGCAGCACGCCGGGATCCCGACCGTCAACCCGGCGGTGCGCGTCGCGCGGCATGCGCTGCAGCAATGTCAACGGCTGTGGGGCGAATTGGGCATGACGCCGGCCGCGCGCGCGAAGCTGACCACGTTGCAGCCGGATGACGCGCCGGTCGCGTCGAAGTGGGCGAATGATCTGTGAGGCGTCTGCGGCCGTTCGTGTCGTTGACGTTCGCGCTGCCAGTCGCGACTGACGGCGTGACGCGGCGGCAGGAGCAGGCGAACTGTCGCGCCGGCCGGCACGTGCTGGTCTACGGGCGCGTGTGGTCGGGGCCGGGCTACGTGAACCGCGAGGTCGTGTGTTCGGCGTGCGCGCTGATCGTCGTGCAAGAAAGCTGGCGGCGCGACGCCTGGGCGAAGTACGGGAGCCGGCTGACGGTGCCGAAAGGGGCGCGGGATGATGCGTGAACTGACACTGCTCGACCGGGCGCTGCTGGCGCTGGCGATCTGGCGCGAAGCGCGCGGCGAATCCGATACGGGCATGTTGCTGGTCGGGCTGGTGATCCTGAATCGCGCGAACGACGTACGCCGCCGCTGGCCGCGCAACGTCGCCGACGTCGTGCTGCAGCCGAAACAGTTCTCGGCGTTCAACGCCGACGACCCGAACGCGGTGCTCTGGCCGCGCGACGGCGACGACAGCTGGGCGCGCGCGCAGCGGGCGGCCGACGACGCCGTGTCGATCGTCGAACGCAGCGCGCAGGCGCATCCCGGTCACCGCGCGAATCACTACCACGCGACGTCGATCGCCCGGCCGGCCTGGGCGGTCGCGACCGAACCGGTGCACGTCGAGCAACGCCACGCGTTTTACGAACTGTAGACAGGGGGTGCACGCATGCTGATCGAACTCCAGCGCGTCGACGGGCAGCTGCAGGTACACGTCGACGGCGCGCTCTTGTCGCCCGCGCCGTCGCAGCAACTGTTCAACCATTCGCGCGGCTTCGACTGCGGGTACCGGGGATCCGGCCCCGCGCAGCTGGCGCTCGCGTTGCTGCTGGCGGCCGGCGTCGACGGGCCGACGGCCGTGCGGCTGCACCAGCTGTTCAAGGAGGAACTCGTCACCGAGTGGGATCCGCCGATGCTGATCGACTATGACGTCGCCGGCTGGGCGCTGGCGATGCGCTGACGCAAAACGGCGCGGGATGCGACAGGGAGCACCCCGCGCCGGCTGTGGGGTCGGCGCGGCGCGTCGCCAGTGACGACGACGCCCGGCCGGGCCGGAGGATAACACACCGTGCCGGAGTCGATGGCCGATCGCAAGGTGCGCCTGATCAACCAGCTGACGCACACGAAGGGGCCGTTCGCCGGCCAGCCGTTCACGCTGCGCCCGTGGCAAGAGCACGACATCGTGCGGCCGCTGTTCACGACCGACGCGCGCGGCCGCCGTCGGTATCGGACGTGTCTGCTGATGATGCCCCGGAAAAACGGCAAGACGGAACTCGCGGCGGCGCTGGCGATCGACGGCCTGCTGTTCGATCGCGAAATGGGCGGCGAAATTTACAGCGCGGCGGCCGACAAGGATCAGGCGTCGCTGGTGTTCAACGTCGCCGCCCAGATGCTGCGCAACGACGACGACCTGTACGCGCTGGTCGAGATCAACGACAGTCAGCGCCGCATCGTACATCGCAAGTCGGGCAGTTTCTACCGCGCGATCAGTTCGGAGGCGTATTCGAAACACGGGTTCAACGCGTCGCGGGTGATTTACGACGAACTGCACGCGGCCCCCAGTCGCGATCTGTGGGACGTGCTGACGACGTCGACCGGCGCGCGCGATCAGCCGCTGATGATCGCGATCAGTACCGCCGGCTACGATCGCCATTCGATTCTCTGGGAACTGTACCAGCACGCGAAAAAAGTCAGGGAAACGCCCGATCTCGATCCGTCGTTTCTGCCGATCCTGTACGAAGCGCCGAACGACGCCGACTGGACCGACGAGCGCGTGTGGCACGCGGCGAACCCGGCGCTCGGCGACTTTCGATCGCTGGAAGAGATGCGGATCGCGTGCCGGCGCGCGCAGGAGATCCCCGGTCACGAGAACACGTTTCGGCGGTTGTACCTGAACCAATGGACCGAACAGGCGGCGCGTTGGATCCAGCTGACGGCCTGGGATGCGTGCCGGGCCGATCGCCCGCCGCTGGCCGGCCGGCGCTGCTACGTCGGCCTCGACCTGTCGTCGACCGTCGACCTGACCGCGCTCGTCGCCGTGTTTCCGCTGGGCGACGGCGCGTTTTTCGTGCTGCCGCAGTTTTTCGTGCCGGCCGACCGCATGCGTGAACGCGCGCAGCGCGACCACGTGCCCTATGACGTGTGGGCGACCGAGGGCTATCTGACCGCGACGCCGGGCAATGTCGTCGACTACGAAGCCGTGCGCGCGGTGCTGGGTGACTGGGCGACCGCCTACGACGTGCGCGACGTCGCGTTCGATCCGTGGAATGCGACCGATCTCGTCACGCGGCTGCAGCAGGACGGGTTCACGTGCGTGCCGGTGCGGCAGGGCATGGCGCAGCTGACCGCCCCGACCAAAGCGTTGGAGACGGCGATCCTGTCGCGCGTGCTGCAGCACGACGGGCACCCGGTACTGCGCTGGAACGTGCAGAACGTCAGCGTCGAAAGCGACGCCGCCGGCAATTTGAAGCCGTCGAAGAAAGTCTCGACCGAACGGATCGACGGCGTCGTCGCGCTGATCCTGGCGATCGATCGGCTGCAACGCGGCGACGGCACGACGCCGCCCCCCAGCTATCACCTGTTCGTGTTGGAGGGCCGCTAGACGACGACGATCGTGCACGGTCGTGGACGATGCGACCCTAAACTGATTATTCACTTGCCGTTCCGGCGATCTCGATCGTATGGTCGGGGTCGTGGATCGGGCGTCAGCCCTACTCACGATCAAAAGCTACGACGCCGACCGTCGGACGTTTAGCGGGATCGCGACCACGCCGACGCCCGATCGGGCCGGCGACATCTTCGACCCGCTGGGCGCGACGTTCGCGAACCCGCTGCCCCTGCTGCTGCATCACGACAAAGCGCGCCCGGTCGGACTGGTCACCCTGGGCGCGCCGACCGCCGACGGCATCACGTTCGACGCGTCGATCCCCGAAGTGCCGGAGGCGGGCGTCGTGCGCGACCGCGTCGACGAGGCGTGGCATTCGATCAAGGCCGGCCTGTTGCGCGGCGTGTCGATCGGGTTCCGGCCGCTGAAAAACGGCGTCGAACTGCTGAAAAACAAAACCGGCTTTCGGATCAAGTCGTCGGAAATTTGCGAACTCTCCCTCGTCGCGATTCCGTCCAACGTCGACGCGACGATTCACACGATCAAGTCTGCGGTGTTGGCCGCGTCAGGCCCAATCCCTCCGGGCGTCGCCGGGCTTCCAGTCGTGCGCGTGCAGGACGCGCGAACCATGACGAAGCAAACGATCGCTGACCAAATTGCCGCCTACGAGAAAACGCGACAGGCCAAGTGTGACCGCCGCGACGAACTGATGACGAAGTCGGCCGAAACCAATGCGACGCTGACCGACGAACAGGCGACCGAATACGACACGCTGGAAAAAGAGATCGCCGCGATCGACGTGCATCTCGAACGGCTGAAAGCGTGGGAAGCGCGGCTCATTGAAAGCGCGACGCCCGCGCCGGCCGTCGTGCCGCACGCCAGTCCGGTGCGCGCCGGCAGCGGCACGCCCGTGATCGTGCGCAGCAACGTCGAACCCGGTACCGACTTCGTGCGCTACTGCAAGGCGCTCCTTGCCAGTCACGGCGATCGCTACATGGCGATCGAGACCGCGAAACAGTGGCGCGATTCGACGCCGAACGTTGAACTCGCGCTGAAAGCGGCGGTCGCGCCCGCGACGACGACCGACACGGCCTGGGCCGGCTATCTGGTGCCGCCCCTGCGGCAGATGGCGCAGGAGTTTATCGCGCTGCTGCGCAACGCCACGATCGTCGGCCGTCTCGACGGCCTGCGGCGCGTCCCGTTCAACGTGCAAGTGCCGATGCAGACCACGGGCGGGATGTACAAGTGGGTCGGGCAGGCGGCGGCCAAGCCGGTCACGGCGGCGGCGTTCGGCGTCGTCACGCTGACGCAAGCCAAGATCGCCGGGATCATCGTCTTCACCGACGAACTGGCGCGCAGCAGCGCCCCTGACGCCGAAACCCTGTTTCGCGCCGACATGATCGCCGGCATCTCGGCGTTCATGGATCAACAGTTCATTGATCCAGCGGTCGCGGCGGTCGCCAACGTGTCGCCCGCGTCGATCACGAACGGGCTGACCGGCACGGCGGCGACGGGCGACGCCCGGCACGACATCGCGACGCTGCTCGGCAAATTCGTCGCGGCCAACATTCCGTTGTCGTCGATCGTGCTGATCATGAGCGAATTGAACGCGTTTAATCTCAGCCTGCAGCAGAACCCGCTCGGCCAGCCGATGTATCCCGGCCTGGGCGTCGGCGGCGGCACGATCAACGGGATCCGCGTGGTCACGTCGCAGACCGCCGGCAGCAACATTATCGCGGTCGCGCCGAGTTACATCCTGTACGCCGACGACGGCGGCGTGTCCATTGACGTCAGCCGCGAAGCGAGTGTGCAGATGAACGACACGCCCGACAGTCCGATCACGGCGACGACGGTGCTGCGATCGCTGTGGCAGGAAAACATGATCGGCCTGCGCGCCGAACGGTACTGCACGTGGAAACGCGCGCTCGACGGGGCGGTGCAATATCTGACCGGCGCAGCGTGGCAGCCGACGCCCGCGACGGGGGCCGCTGAACCCCTGGGCCGGAATGCGACGCACCGGGCGTCGCCGCCGGCCGCCTGACCTATGGCGTCGTGGGTCAAAGCCGCCGCGCTGCGGGCCGCGCGCCAGCTGGCGGCGTTTGCCGGGTCGACCGTCTCCAGTCGACCCGGCAGCTGGTGGCCCATCATTCGCGAACCGTTCACGGGCGCGTGGCAGCGCGACGAGGAATGGGCCGCCGAGACGGTCTTAGCCTACGCGCCCGTGTTCGCCTGCGTGTCGCTGATCGCGCAGGACATCGCGAAAATGCGGCTGCGGCTGGTCGAACAGACCGACGACGGCATCTGGATCGAAACGACCAACCCGGCGTACACGCCCGTGCTGCGCAAGCCGAACCGCTACCAGACGATCAACAAATTCGTCGAACAGTGGCTGACGTCGAAATTGATCCACGGCAACACCTACGTGTTGAAAGCGCGCGACAACCGCAACGTCGTCACCGCGCTGTACGTGCTCGACCCGACGCGCGTGTGGCCGCTGGTCACGGCTGACGGGTCGGTCTACTACGACTTGCACCGCAACGATCTGACCGGGCTCACGCCCGACATCGTGCCCGACACGCTGCCCTACATCGTGCCGGCGTCGGAGATTATTCACGACACCTGTTGTCCGATGTTTCACCCGCTGATCGGCGTGTCGCCGCTGTTCGCGGCCGGCCTGCCGGCGCTGCAAGGGCTGAAAATTTCGTCGTCGCAGACGGCGTTTTTTGGGAACGGCGCGCAGCCGGGCGGGATCCTGATGGCCCCCGGCGCGATCACGCCGGAACAGGCCGCGCAGCTGAAAGCGTACTGGCAGAACGAATTCGTCGGGTCGAAAGCCGGATCGATCGCGGTCGTCGACAACGGGCTGAAGTACGAACCCCTCTCGGTCAACGCGGTCGACGCCGAACTGATCAAGCAATTGAACTGGACGGCGACGATGGTGTGCACCGCGTTTCACGTGCCGCCGTTCATGATCAGCGTCGGCGATCCGCCCGCCTACGCCAACACCGAACCGATGGTGCAGCAGTACTACGCCCAGTGTCTGCAGGCCCACGTGACGAATTTCGAGGCTTCGCTCGACGAAGGGCTGAACCTGGACGTCAACCTGGGCACCGAGTTCGACATCGACGATCTGATCTGGACCGACACGGCGACCAGGGGCAAGGCGGCCCAGGAGGCGATCAGCGCGGGCGCGCTGTCGCCGAACGAAGCGCGCGCGAAGTACTACGGCGTTGGCCCGGTCAAAGGCGGCGACACGCCGTACCTGCAGCAGCAGCAGTTCAGTCTCGCGGCGCTAGCCGACCGCGACGCAAGCGATCCGTTCGCCAAGCCGACGCCGGCCCCGCCGGCCGCGCCGCCCGACGACACGACGCCGCCCGACGACACGACACCCGACGACTTCACCGCGAAATTCTGGGTCGCGTGGCATGACCTACAGCGTGCAGCCTGACCAGCTGGCGGCCCTGGTGCATCAGGCCGTGTCGCCGCTGGTCGCGGCGACGCAGGCCCATGTCGACCAGCTGCGGCAGACCGTCGCGCAGCGCGACGCCGACGTCGTCGACCTGCGGCAGCAGGTCGCGCAGCTGCGCGAACGACAGGCGGTCATCGAAACGCGCGCGCCCGTGCCGGGGCCGGCCGGTCGTGACGGCCTGGACGGGGCCAATGGGCGCGACGGCCGCGACGGGAAAGACGGCATCTCGCTGACCTACCGGGGCGTGTGGAAAGCCGGCGACGCCTACACGAAAGGCGACGTCGTCACGCATCACGGGTCGGCGTGGTACTGCTACGGCGCGACGTCGACCGCCCCCGACACCGACGCGGGCGCGACCGACTGGCAGCTGATGGTGAAACGCGGCGACAAGGGGCGCGACCTGCGCGAGACGGTGCCGCAGGTGCGGGCGATCCGATGAAGTCGACGTTCGCCTACTCCGAACAGCCGGTGCTGGTGTCGGTCGATCAGGCCCGTCGCCGGCTGCGGGTGACTGCGACCGATCCCGACACGCTGACCGATCTGGCGCTCATGACGCAGGTCGCGTCGGATTCGATCCGGCTGTATTTGGCCGACGCGAACGATCCGGAGTGGGACGAATCGTCGGCCCCGCCGGTCGTGCAGGCCGCCGTGTTGCACCGCCTGGGCTGCGTCTGGTCGCATCGCGGCGACGACATCACGACCGCCGAACCGTACGAAGAAAAAAACTGGGAGGAGATCGCGCGGCTGCTGATGCAGGTGCGCGATCCGACGCTCGCATGATTTTTGGACGTCGCCAGCGCAGTCTCCTGGTGAAGCGCGGGCAGCTGCGCTGTCGGGTCACGCTGGATCGGCTGGTGCAGCGGCCCGACGGCGAGGGCGGGTTCGAGGATACGTTCGTCCCGCTGGATCCGCCGCAGGCGTGGGCGCTGATCGAACCGGCGACGCAGCGCGATCTCGAGCGCGTGGCGGCGAACGCGACGATCGAAGCCGTCGCGACGCACATTGTCACGATCGACTATCACCCGCAGGTCACGATCCAGACGCGGATCACGTACGGCGATCGCGTGTTGCAGGTGCGATCGCGCGCGAACCCCGACGAAAGCAATGTCGAACTGATTCTCGTGTGTGCGGAGGTCTTGCCCGGTGGCACGAACGACACTAACACTCGACGGTCTGCCGGATTTCGCGGCATGGCTGCAGCATCTGCCGCAGCAGCTGGCCGCTGACGCCGATCCGATCGTGGCGACGGCCGCGCAGACGACCTATAGCGAGGCGTTTAGCAGTTATCCGGTCGTCACGGGCGGGCTGCGTGAAGGGCTGACGATCTACCACGACAGCGACGGCGCGCGGGCGTCGTTCAACGTCGTGAACCATTCCGACCACGCGCTGTATTTCGAATACGGCACGCAGATCAGGCGTACCGCGCTGGGCTACAACCGGGGCGCGATGCCGGCGCGCCCGACGCTGGTGCGGCTGGCGTACCGCGAAGGGCAGGCGATGACCGAACGCGTCGCGGCTCACGTGCGCACGCTGGGGTTCGACGTGACGGGGGATCGCTAGTGCTGCCGCTGCCCGATAGCGGCGCGGTCGACGCGGCGGTCGTGCAGCAGCTGGCGACCGACGAGACGCTGTCGGCCCTGGTGCCCGGTGGCGTCGTGTTCGACGTGGCGCAGCTGGGCGTGACAAACGCGGTGATCGTCACGCTGCTGTCGCACAACGAAAGCTACGTCGAAACGACCGACGTGATCGATCCGGCTAGCGTCGTCGAACGGCCGGTGTATCTGGTCAAGGTCGTCGACAGCCGCAGTTCGGGCGTGCCGGCGCGACAGGCCGCGCACCGGATCCACCAGCTGCTGCAGGGCGTCGACTTTCCGATCGTCGGCTTTCGGCTGCTCCGCAGCGAACGGATCGAGCGCATTCGCTACACCGAATACGACCAGACGACCGGCCAACGGTGGCAGCACCGGGGCGGGCACTATCAACTGTGGGTCACGCCGGATCCCCAGCGTGACGCGATCGCGATCGCAGCCGATCAACGGGCTGCGTAGGAGGCACCGATGGCGGGAACAGGTACGGCCTATCACGGGAAAGATGGCGCGGTGTACGCGAAGCTGCCGGGCGCGTCCGACTTCACGCAGGTGGCGCTGATCTCGGCGTGGACGCTCGACATGTCGACCGACACGGTCGAAGTGACCAGCCTGGGCGACACGAACAAGACGTTCGTCCAGGGGCTGCGCAACGTCACCGGGACGCTCACCGCGCATTGGACCGACGACACGGCCCTGTTTGATATGGCCGATTCGCCGGAAGGGGTCGAACTGGCGCTGTGGCCGTCGATCCGCGTGCCGCAGGCGTGCTTTCACGGGCCGGCGTATCTCAGCGTGACGATCAACAGCGGCGTCGCGGCCGCCGTTACCATGACCGGCAATTTCGTCGCCAAAGGATCGTGGTCGCGCGACAACTGCCCGACGCTGCCGGCGGTCGCCGGCCTGGGCGCGAAGAAAGCCGCGTGAGGCGTGGCCGATCCGATCACGATCGACCGATCCGAACTGCGGTACGGGTACCTGCTGGTCGCCCGCCTGGGCCGCTGGTCGGTCGCCCGCCGGCAGCTGACGGCCGACGTCGTCGAGATCGTCAACCGGGTCGGCCTGCTGCAGACCGATCTCGTGCTGGTGTTGCATAAGACCGACGGCCAGCAGGTGCGGCAGACGCTGACCGACATCGAACTAATCGGGACGACGCTGCGCGCCCGACTGAAAGGAGATCCGACCCGTGCGCATGCTCGTACCAGAGACGACGCGGCTTGATCTGACCGACGGCGCGTGGGTCGTGATCAAAAAGCGCCTGACGGCCGGTGAATCCCACAAAATTTACGACCGCGTGAACCCGATCGTGCACGACGACGGCCGGCTGGACTACAGCCGCGTGCGGCTGCGCGAGGAAACGCTGATCGAATATCTGCTCGACTGGTCGCTGACCACACCGGAAGGCAAGCCGGTCGTGATCGCCGACCAGTCGCCCGACTTGATCCGCGACGTGCTGGGCCGGCTGGACCCGGAGTCGTATCAAGAATTGCAGGACGCCGTCGAAGCGCACATCGCGCGCGTGCGGCAGGAACTCGACGCCCAAAAAAAAATGGCGGCCGAAGCCGTCTCCGTTCCGACTTTCGAATCTGTCAGCTGATGCACTGGACCTACGCTGATCTGATGGCCCTGCCCGAAGACGTGTACGAAACGCTGGTCGACTGGATTAACGACACGCTGACCGCTGACCATGCCCACCGTTAACGCGAAGTTTACCGCCGACTTCGACAGCTTTTTCGCAGCGGTGCAGCGCGCCGACTACGAACTCAAGCTGTTTTCGTCGCAGACGTCGACGACCGGCGACGCGCTGGGGTCGATGGTCGATCGGTTCAGCGGGATCCGGATCATCGAACAAGCGACGCTGATGACCCGCGCGATCGACGAAGTGGGCGGGGTGTCGCAGCTGACCGCGAAAGAACTCGCCGAAGTCGGCCGGGTCGCGAACGAAGCCGTCGACAAGATCAAGGCGATCGGCGGGACGCCGCCGGCCGACATGTTGAAATTGGCCGACGCCACGAAAGCGGCGGCCGGCGGTACCGATCTCTGGTCGGGCGCGCTGAAAACGGCGACCGGGTTTCTCGGGGCGCTGGGGATTCAGACGTCGCTGCAAGGCGTGATCAATTTCGGCAAGGAGATCTTAGACACGGCTGACGCGACGGTGAAGATGGCGCAGCAGACCGGCATGACGGTCGACGAAGTGCAGCGCCTGCAGGCCGTCAGCGATCAGACGTCGGTGCCGATGGCCCGCCTGACGGCCGCCGTGCAGACGCTGGAAGAAAAACTCGGCAAGGAGGGGGCGAACAGCGGCGCGGCGGCGGCGCTGCGGCGGCTGGGGATCGGGTATGCCGAGTTCATGCAAGCGACGCCGTACGACCAGCTGCTGATGATCTCCGACGGCTTCCAGGGCGTGACCAGCGAAACCGATCGGGCGGCGATCGGCACGGCCCTGTTCGGGAAAAATTGGCGGCAGATCATCCCGGCGCTGCTGGCGGATATGCGCGACATCGCCGACACGGCCCCGGTGATGTCGGACGCGACGATCAAGGCGTACGACGACATGCACGCGTCGGTGAAACGGTTCTGGACCGACACGGTCGTACTGACCGGCGAATCCGTCGGCACGATCCTGAAATTTCTCGGCACCCTGGGCGCGCAGTTCAACGAGAACATGCGCAACGTGCGGGCGGCGATCGGCACGGCCACGCCCGACGATCTGAAGAAATTGCAGGACGCGACGCGGGCCGCCAGCGACGAGGCGTACGGCTTCGGCGAAGCCTGGAAGGCCAGCGGCGCGACGGAGCAGGCGTTCACCGTGCGCCAGAACGCGATCGCGATGAAAGAATTTCGCGAACAGGGCGTGCAGCCGCTGACCCTGTCGCTGACCGACACGGCGGCCGCCGAACAGGCGCTGACGAAAAGCGCGCTGGCGTCGATCGACGCGAACAAGGAACACAAAAAGGCGACCGACGCGGCGGCGAAGGCGCAGGCCGACTTTCGCGACGCGATGAAAGCGGCGGCCGACTTCGCTAAGCCGATGGCCGATCAGCTGGATTCGATCAACGGCGCGGTCGTCGCCGGGGCGATCGCCCTGAACGAAAACGGCATGCGCTGGGATCAGATTCGGGTGTTGTACGGGCTGACCGCCGGCCAAATGAAAGCCGTAGAACAGGCCGCCAAGGATCAAGCGAAAGCGGTCAGCGACAGCGCGAAAGCGGCGGCCGACGCGGCCAAGGCCGAACAGCAACACGCCGAGGCACTACAGACCGCCGAATATCTGGCGCGGCCGCTGGTCGACCGCCTGGGCGAACTCGATACCGCGACGGTCGACGCGGCGAAAGCCGCGCTCGCGCACGGCCTGAACCTAAAAGACGTCGCGGCCGCGTACGGCTTGTCGGCCGACGCCGCCCGCAGCGTGCAGGAGGCGTACAAGGCGGGGATCGATCAACAAAAAGAATATGACAAATGGGTAAAAGACACGGCCGCCGACGCGGAGAAAGCGTACAAGGCGTGGTCTGACGCCCAGGACAAAACGATCAAAACGACCAACGACTACTACGACAAGACAACCGCCCTGCACGAAACCGCGATGCAAAAGATCGATCGCGAATGGGCGAACGCGTACCTGTCGCTGCCCGATCAACTGGAAGTCGGATCGGCACTCTGGCAGAAAGCCGTCGACGCGATCGACGCGTATTACAGCGCGTCGCTGGAGGATATGAAGAACAAGACCAAGGGATTCGGCGACTACCTGTCAACGACCATGCCCAAAGCGATCCTGTCGGCGTTTCAGGGCGGCGGCGACGTCGGGAAAACGATCGGCGCGACGATCGGCACCGGGCTGACGACGGCGGAAACGACGATCGGCAAAACGATCACCGACAACGTCTCCAAGCTGCCCGGCCTGCTGGGATCGTCGCTGGGCACGATCGTCGGCCCGCTGGGCACGCTGGCCGGCGGCTTCGTCGGCGACCTGATCGGGAAAATGTTCGGGTCGAATCCGGAAAAGGAAGTCAACAAAGTACGGCAGGCGTTCGTCGACGCGTCGGGCGGGCTGGATCAGCTGAATCGCAAGGCGTTCGACGCCGGCATGACGCTGAACGATCTACTCGGCGCGAAGAACATGGATCAGTACACGGCCGCCGTCGACAAGCTGAACGCGGCGTTCGGGGCGAAGGATCAACTCGACACGGCGCGCGACGGCTACATCGCGATCGCGGGCGGGATCGACGCGCTGACCGAACACGCCTATACCGCCGGCACCAGTCTCGACGCGATGCTCAACGCCAAGTCGGTCGACGACTACAACGCGGCGATGCAGGGGCTGTCGGACGCCTTCGCCTTTCAGGATCAGGCGCTATCGGACGTCGTCAGCACGGCCAGCAAGTACGGGATCACGCTGGAGCAGTTGGGGCCGGCGCTGCAGAAACAGGAACTCGACAAACAGGCGCAGCAGCTGTTCAAGGATTTCGAAACGCTGAACGCGGCGGGCATCGACACGCAGGTGATCGCGACCGGCATGGCCGATTCGATCAACGAATACGTGAACCGGGCGCTGCGCATGGGCACCGAGATCCCGATCGCCATGAAACCCATGCTCGAAGACATGGTGCGCACCGGGCAGCTGGTCGACGAAAACGGCAACGCGATCACCAGCCTGGAGGATTCGGGCGTCAGCTTCGCGATGACGATGTCGCAAGGGTTCCAGGCGATGATCGACAGCGTCGAAAAACTCACGACGGTGATTTCGCGCAGCCTGGGCGTCGCGCTGGACACGACGCGGCAGCAGCTGACGACGATGCCCCGGTCGCTGTCGGTCGACGTCCAGTACAACGATCCCGGCTTCCGCGCGCCGGCCGTGAACCTGGACGCGCTCGACGTGCCCGGCTATCAGGAAGGCACGAAGGGCCGGTTCGTCGACTTCGGGCGCGGGTCGCTGGTCATGCTGCACGAAAAAGAGGCGGTCGTGCCGCAAGGCGAAGCCTTGCAAGCGATCGGCGCGGCCCCGGTCGAAGCCGGCGGGGCCAACGTGTCGATCGTGATCCAGGCGCAGGGGGCGTTTTTCGACACGCCCGGCGACCTGCAGCGGCTGGCCGACAAGGTCAACGCGGCGCTGACGCAAAAGTACGGGACAACGACGCGCATGCGGGCGGCGTGACGTATGGCAATGGATACGTTTAACCGGAACTTTCCGTATACGTCGGTCGTCGTGCCGCCGATCCCGCCGAACCTGGGCACGTCGCTGACGGTGCCGCAGGGGCATAGCGTGCGGTTTCCCGCCCCGCCGTTCAACGTCACGATCTGGCCGCAGGCGCTGCCGTCGACGGTCGACAACGCGGAGATCGTGCGGGTCACCGCGATCAATAACGACGTCTGGACGATCGTGCGCGTGCAGGAGGGCAGCGCGCCGCGCGCGATCGAAGTGACCGATCAGATCGCCCAGACGCTGACCGTCAAGGCGCTGAACGATCTCAAGGCCGACCTAAACGCGTACGCCGCCGGGCAAGCGTCGACCGCGCAGACGAACGCGCAGAACTGGGTGACCGCGCAGGATTACTCCACGCGCGCCAACGTCGAGCAGCGGATTCAAGACTATTGGAATCAGGTGTTTTTTGCCGCCGCGCAGAACTGGGTGAACGCGCAAGGTTTCGCGCTGGCGACCTGGGTGGAGCAACGGATCCAAGACTATTGGGGCGCGATCTATCAACCGTGGGTCGTCGCGAACTTCGCGCCGCTGTGGCCGCGCGTGCACACCGACTGGACGGCCGGCTGGATTCAACCGAACTGCGACACGACCGACCTGTACAACATCTGGGGTCTTGATCAAAACATCGGCATCGCGGCCCCGGTCGGTACGGCGCACGAAGGGCAGCCGCTGATCATCCGGATCCGCGACGATTCGATCGCGCACGCGATCGGCTGGGAGACCGGTTCTCCCGGCTGGATGTCGCACAACCAGTACGCGCCGCTGCCGACCGCGACACCTGGCACCGGGCAGACGATCAATATGGGGTTTCGCTATAACGGCATCTGGGGCCGCTGGGCGCTGCTGTCGCTGACCGTCGGGTAAGTGATGCTGTCGAACATTCTGATCGTCGGCGGCGGGGGCGGCGGCGGCATGGGCACCGAGACGTACGGCGGCGGCGGCGGGGCGGGCGGCGTGATCCAGCTGGCGAATATCGACCTGCCGATCAACGACTACTACGTGCAAGTGGGCGCGGGCGGCGAGCGCGGGTACCCGCCGACGGGCGCGCCGTGGATCGGCACCCCGGCGAAACCCGGCGGGCAGTCGTCGTTCATTGGATACGTGGCCGCTGGCGGCGGCTTCGGCGGGATGAGCGCACCGACGGCAAGCTACGGTGCGGGCGGCAGCGGTGGCAGCGGCGGCGGGTCGACGCAGGGGCAGGCCGGCGGGGCCGGCGTCGCGGGGCAGGGCAACAACGGCGGCCGTGACGACGGCAGCGGGCAGTCAGGGCCGGGCGGCGGCGGCGGGGCCGGCAGCGCGGGCAGCAACGGCAGCGGGCAGATCGGCGGGCACGGGGGGCAGGGCGTCGTCGCGTGGGTCACCGCGTCGCTGTACTGGTACGCGGCGGGCGGCGGCGCGAACGGCCAGCAGTATGCCGGCCCTAACGGCGGCGTCGGCGGCGGCGGCAATGGCGGGGCCGGCGGCAACCCCGGATCGAACGGCAGCACGCCGGGCAGCGGCGGCGGCGGCGGCGGCTACTGGGGCGCGAACGGTCAGGTGTCGATCGTTTATCTCACTGATCCGCGCTGGGCGGTCAGCGGCGGCGCGATCTGGACGTACGGCGGGTACACGATCCACACCTTCGGCAGCGACGGCTGGTTCAGCGTGCGTCGCGGGCCGGCGACGCTGGTGCCCGACTTTTTTCTGATGCCCTGATCATGTTCGGCGCGATTGTTCTCGGGCAGTACTACGCAGGCGCGGCCGGCTTTTCGGCGGGCATCCCGCCGTCGGTGCCGGAGGGGCGGCGCGTGCCGCTGTACGCGCGGTCGGGGATCGCGCGCAGCAATGCGACGCGATCGAACTACATCCGACCGAATATCACCGTGCTGCTGACGAAATATCGGTACCCCGACCCGCCAGAGATCGTCGACGTCAGCCCGTGGACGCGCGTGGGCACGCTGCAAGTGTCGCAGGCGCTGAACGACGAACCCGATCAATGCAGTCTGACGCTCACGCCCCTGCTGCCCGACGAACACCTGCCGCAGCCGGGCGACAACATCGACGTCGGGCTGGCGACCGAGGGGTACTGGCCGGGCGATCCACTAGATGCCTATGCGAAACAGGTCAAAGCCGACGGCGCGGTCGCCTATTGGCGGCTACAGGAAACCAGCGGGGCGATCGCACACGATAGCGCGGGCACGTTTCACGGCGCGATTCGGCAGACCGTGCCGCCGGTCTACGGCGTGCCGGGGCCGTATTCCGGCACGACGGCGCTGCGGTTCAACGGCACGACAACGACGGGGATCACGATCCCCAACGGGGCGTATAGCGCGTGGGGCACGGGGCCGGCGACGCTGGAGTGTTGGGTGCGCTACATCGCCCCCCTGCCGGCGACCAGCGGCGCGCTGATCGACACGAAGACGGGCGGCGGCATTGCGCCGTCGGGCCTGAACCTGCTGAGTAATCACCCCAACGGGAACCTGTACGCCTATCTGTCGAACGGCACGACGCTGTACGCCACGAACGCCCCCGGTGTCGTCGCGGCAGGGGCCGCCGACGGATTGTGGCGACACGTGGTCGTCGTGCTGGATCGCGTGGCGAACACCTGGAGGATCTATGTCAACGGGGTGCCGATGGGCACGCCGACGGCGATCCCGGCCGGCACGAACGTGACATCGACGAATCCCACCTATATCGGGGGCGAAGAGGCGGGGCTGATGCACGCGGGCGATCTCGCCGAATGTGCCGTGTATCACACGGCGCTCACGCAGGCGCAGATCGTTCGGCATTATCAGCTGGCGCTGTCGATCCGCCCGCGCGAAACGCGCATCGCGGCGGGCCTGGAGTTCGCCGGCCCGATCGTGATCTCCGAGTATCAGCGGCGACAGATGAACGAGACCCCGTGGGTGAATCTGCAGTGTGCCGACTGGCAGTACTGGTTCGACGCGCAGCTGGTGAATTGGATCTGGCCCCGACAGTCGGCGACCGAAACGATCCGCGATCTGCTGTCGCGGTACGTGAACTTTTCGCAGATCGCCGACGTGTCGTTGCTGACGCCGTTCACAATGGACTATGTCGCGCCCGACTTGCCGGAGTGTTCGTCGTTCACTGCGATCAACTGGCGGCCGTCGGATGTGATGCGGCATCTGCTGACCGACATGGGCGGCGGCTGGTTCATCGACGCGCTGCGACGCGTGCACTGCTGGGCCGAGACGATTTACGAACCGCACATCAGCAACCCGCGCCCGCTGACGAACTACCTGTCGACGCTCAAGACGTTCCGGCACCGCTACGACGTGACGCAGCTGCGGCGGCGGGTGATCGTCGAGGGCATGGGCACGACGATCACGACCGACGTGCCGACGCTCAGTGGCGACTGGTACGGCGGCGGGATCCCGGTCGAAGACGTGCGGCCGTTCTGGCCGCAGGGCCGGGTGCGGCTGGGGGCACAGTGGGCGATGCAGTGGATCGCGCCGGCCGGCCAGCCGACGCGCCCGATCCAGCCGTCAGATCAGAACCCGTCGCAGGCGCACGCGACGCAGGAGTACAGCGTCGGCGATCCCGCGATCTACGTCGATAACTTCGCGCCGTCGGCGTGGGGGTTGTCGAACGCGCAGGCCGGCTGGATCAAGGTCAACGAACAATTCATTCGCTATGAGTCGGCCGGGTGGGTCGGCGGCGCGTACGGCGTCGCCTTGTATCTCAGCGCGGCGATCGAATTCGGCAAGCCGATCGCGCCGATCAAGGCCGGCGAGGCGGTCACGTGGGTACCGTGGATCGACACGTGGGCCGTCGACGCGCACACGGCGGGCTATGGCCCCGACAACATCCCGGCGTCGCGCATGCCCGTGCAGGCGACGCCCAGCGGCAGCGATGTCGTGCTGATCGCCGACGCCGTCGATCCCGATGCGAATCAGCCCTGGGCCGTGCACCTGCCGCCGCTGGAGGCGCTGGTGCAAGACGATCGCTATGTCTACTCGGGCGCGACGTCGCGGGCGGCGTCCGACCTGACGTACTTTCGGACGCCGCTACTCACGGCCGAATGGGAAACGACCGACTTTAACGCGCGGCCGGGGCGGTCGCAGGTGATCCACCTGGGCGACGCGCAGGTGCTCAACGCGCAGCTGCGGATCAACAGCGTGACGCTCAGCTTCCCGAAGAAAGACCTAGCGCCGACGCGGCAGTGCACGGCGTCGACCGTGAAAGCGGCGACGCTGCTGGACGTCCTGACAACGGATCAAGCGTGACGGACTGGCCCGACTTCCCGCCGCCGTATCAGCGCCCGCCGTACCAGCCGGTGCCGCCGCCGACCCGATCGGGGCCGCCCGCCCCGCTGCGGCCGCGCGCGGCGGCGCGCATTCTGCGCACGCCGATGGTCGACGACGACGGGACGGGTCAAGTCGGCACCGTCGTGAATAACGACTGGAAGGAGGAACTCTACAACCAGATCGACGGGGCACTGGACACGGTCAGCTTGACACCCGGCCCGCCTGGGCCGACCGGCCCGCCTGGGCCGACCGGGGCGCAAGGCAACACGGGCGCGACGGGCGCGACGGGTCCGCAAGGCCCGCAGGGCGATCCCGGTGCGACCGGGCCGCAAGGCCCGCAGGGGCCGGGCGGCACTCCTGAAAATATCATCTGGGATAGCAGCCAAGGCGCGTACATCAACCTGACACCCGGCCGCAACCCGCACAACGTCGTGTTGACCGGTAACGAATTCTCGCTGGTCTGGGCGACGCCCGCCTGGATGGAAGGCGAACGCCTGCACATTACGGGCTGGCCGATCTTCGTGTGCGGGCATAACGCCACGACGGCGGGGAACGGTCATTTCCACAACGGCCGCGTGCAAAGCGGCGCGCTGAGAATTCAAGGCGGGGTCGTCGGCTGGGTTGAATACGTCTGGTCGGGTAACGCGTACGGCTGGCGGCTAGTGTCGCAGTCACAAGGGGGCGTCTTCGAATCATCGGCAGACGGCGGCTGGTGGAGTAACGCGGGCGCGTCGTATTACGGCGGCGCGGTTCGATGGACCGTCGATGCGATGGCCGCGATCGTTCATCTTTGGTTCTATGCCTACGCCAATTTGACCGGCGCGGCCGGCGGGGCGTTGCTGTACTTCGGCCTGCCGATGAGTTATCAGGCGCAGAGTTGGTATGAATCCTATCAGTTGATCCGCGTGTCGGGCAGCGGCGCGTGGCAGGGCAACGTCGGCATGGTCACGGCGAACGGCAACACCTGCACCGTCTGGGCGTCGCCGGCCGGCCACGGCTTTAACGACGGCGAAGTCTGGGTACACGGCCACGCGAGTTTCCCAATTTCCTGATCATGGCCGACGTCCCGCAAGACTTCCCGCCGCCGTATCAGCAGCCGCCGTATCAGCCGCCGCTGCCGCTGATCCGTCGCACGCCGGGCGTGGCCGCCGCGTTCGCCGGGCGCGCAACCGGCCCGCTGATCTTGCGCACGCCGATGGTCGACGACGACGGCACCGGGCAAGTGGGCACGGTGTTGAATGATGACTGGAAAGACGAACTGTACAACCAGATCGACGACGTGATCGCGCGGGTCGTCAGTCAGATCACGGGCGTGATCGCATGGCAGACGGCGACGCTGCGCGCAGCAATCACTACACAGCAGGAGGAACAGATGGCGACGCAACCCCCACCGATGCCGACGCAACCCCCGCCATTCCCGGCGATGCCGACGACCGGCGGCGTCGGGCTGGCGGTCACGAAAGCCGAACTCGACGCACGCGCGGGCGGCATCGCGCGCACGTTTCAGCAGGCGTTTAACAACGTCAACACGTTGCGTGATTTCATTCGCTCCGTGGATCCTGCTGCGCTCACAGCGATGGGCTATTCGGCTGACGAAGTCACGCTGCTGAAAAATGCGATCGAAGACTTGGCGCAGTTCGGCAACATCTGGCGCGGCGAAGAGATCGGCCCGCCGAACAAGGATTTCCGGTACCACGTGCAACGGCTGTGGGGGTTGGGCGCGTTCTGAGGTCTGTCATGCCCCGACTGCGAACCAACTGTCGCCCCGACGATCTGCATATCACTGTGCCGCGTGGCGGCAACCTGCAGGCGGCCGTCAACGGCGCGCCCCACGGCGCGACGATTCGTGTGTATCCCGACACGTACGACGGGCTGGTATTGCCGGCGCGCGACGCGCGACTGACGATCCAGCCCGACACGGCGGCGCTCGACGCGCTGGCCCGCGTGCATCCCGACATGGGCGACGCGCTGATCAAACTGCGGCCGAATGCCGGCGGCACGGGATCGGCGGTCGTCGCGACCGGGGCCGCGCAAGGCTATCAGCTGATCGGCGTGCAGTGCCTGCCCGGCGATCCCGGCACGACGATGATCGCGATCGGCACGCCCGGCGCGACCGACGCCGCGCAGCTACCGCGCGACCTGACGTTCGATCGCTGTTTGCTAGTAGCCGACCCGGCGCGCGGCGGCCGGCGCGGCATTGCGGCCAACGGCGGCGAGTTCGCGTGCGTGCGTAGCTACTTCGACGAATTTTGGGACACGGCCGACAGTCAAGGCATTTGCGGGTGGACGGGGCCGGGGCCGTTTCTGGTCGAGGATTGTTTCATCGCGGCGACCGGGCAGTGCGTCATGTTCGGCGGGGCCGACAGCAGCCACGAACGCGTGATGCCGGCCGACGCGACGATCCGGGGCAACACGTTGACGAAACGACTGCACTGGCAAGGCGCACCGGGGCGCGTCGTGAAAAACGGCTTCGAACTGAAAGCGATGCGGCGCGCGCTGGTCGAAAACAACGTGATCGAGTACGCCTGGATCAGCGGGCAAAACGGGACGGTGAACCTGTTCACCCCGCGCAACCAAGACGGCGGCGCGCCGTGGACCGAGGTCGTTGACGTCACGTTCCGGTGGAACCTTGTAAGACATGGCGGGGCCGCGATCAACATTCTCGGCACCGACAACGTGCACCCCAGCGGCCCGACGGCGTGCCTGTCGATCACCGACAATCTATTTCTCGACATCGGCACGGCCGCGTGGGGGAACGGTCGGTTTTGGCAGCTGCAGGGCGGCTATGCGATCGCGTTTCAACGCAACACCGGGGCGATCGGGCCGATGAACAGTTTTCTCACGTTCGACGGCCCGCCGGTCGAAGGGCTGATCGTCACCGACAACATTCTCCCCGAAGCGGCGTACGGTCTGATCGGCAGCGGGCACGCCCCCGGCGTCGGCAGCTGGGCGGCGTACGTGCGCGACGGCCGATTCGACCGCAACGTGATCCAGCGCACCGGCAGCGCGGCGTACACGTATCCCGGCACGAACACGATCACTGATCCCGGTGCGTCGGCCCTTGGCCCCGACTACCGGCCGCTGCCGGCGTTCGCGCACGCCGGCTGCGACATCGACGAACTGCTGCGACGCATCCCGACGGACGCCTTGATCGAAGGAGTCTCCCATGCCTGAAAAGAAACCCGCGACCGAAGTGACCGATCCGCCGCTGCCCGTGCCCGAACCGTCGCGCGACGATCCGCACGATCTGCCGCCGTCGCCGATGCCGCCTCCGCCGATTAAACAACCGCCGCCCCCGCCCGATCCGCGCGAACGCGGCGCGCAACGGTGACGCGTATGTTCGGCCTGTTCAACGATCCGCTGACCGACACGAAAGCGATCGATCACACCGGCTTCGTGGAGTTCGTCCAGCTGCCCAACGGGTTCGTCGCGCTGAAAACGCACGACGGGCAGTTTGTCAGTCAAGTGCCGGGCCAGCGCGGCCGGTTCGAGAATAAACGCATGGATCACCCCGGCAGTCACGAAACGTTCGGCCGGTTCGGCAATGTCGTCACCAGCTGGAACGATCCGGGGCCGGGGCCGATCTATTCGTACATCGTGGCGCAGCTGCCCAACGTGTGACCTCATGGCGCATGCTGCCCTGTACGGCCCGCACGCCGACGTCGAGGGGCCGCCGACGCCCGGCGCGGAGATCGTCGTGCCCTACGAACCGCGCGGCCCGCTGCCGGCGCTGTGGCCGCCGACGTCGCAGAACTACGACCGCGCGCTGCCGTGGGTGCCGCCGCAGACGCGCGACTATCTGCGTGCCGATACGTGGTCGGTCGTCGTGCCCGGCTTGCCGTTTCTGCCGGGGCTGACGGCGTCGGAACACCCCGAACGGCTGCTGACGTGGTTTCTCCCCGAATGGTCGGACGACTGGAAGGATCGCGCCCTGCGCGAATATTGCCGGCGCGGGTACCGGCACTTTTACCTGTCGGTGCCCGACCGCCGGCCGCCCGACATCCCGCAGCTGCAGGACGCCTGTCGGTTCGTGAAACGGTACCGCGCGTCGAACGCCCCGCACCCGCTGTACGTGCACATGATGCTCGGCACGAAGGTGTCGCAACCGCACGACATGAGCACCGACGAATGGAAGCGGTATCTCGATCCGCTGATCGACGCGCTAGTGCCGTCGCGGCTGGTCGATGAGGTCACGGCGGGGTGGGAGTGGAATTTATGGAACATTCCCAGCAACCGGGGCGGCCCGTCGGTCGACGTGCCGGTGTGGTTGGGGCAGCAGGTGCACCCGCACGGCGTGAGTAACTGGATGCACTTTGCCCCGCATTTCACGGCGTGGCATCAGGACGGATCCGATCGGTTCACCTACTGGCAGCACCTGGGCGACGCCGTCGACGGGATCGACTATCAGGCCGTGTTCGAACAAGAACGGCACACGGGGCGATTCACGTGGACGATCGACGAGATGCAGGCCCGCATCGTCGACACGCTGCGCCACTTCGGGCGGGAAGGGAACCGCTGGAAGTTTCGCCTGTTCGAATATCAGGCGTACTACGCCTTTACGCGCGACCAGCCCGACGAAGATCAACAAAATTTAGGCATGTTTCTCGGCAACTGCACGATCGACAACGTGTGGCACACCGACGCGCGCGTGTGGGGGTACGGCGGCGGGTCGCGTCGACCTGACGGGAGTTTTCACTAATGGACACGAACAAGCTGGTCGAAGAAATTGACTCGATCGGCGTCGGCGGCCTGATCGGCATCGCGTGGTATTTCTGGAACCGGCTGCAGCAGCTGGAGCGGCTGGTCGACACGCTGCGGCAGCGGCTGGAGGATCGCAAGTGACGCACGACGACTACGCTGCGATCCGTCAGTCGACCCGCCGCGCGCAGCGGGCCGGCCTGCTACTGGTCGCGCTGAATCTAGGCTCGGCGCTGGGCTACATCGCGGCCTGCCACGCCACGCCGAATATCAAAACGCCGGAAGGGCAGATCGCCTACCGCGCTGATCAGGTCGTGCTGCGCGTGAACGACCTGCAGGCGACGACGATCGCGGCCGAACAAGCCGGCGACATTTCGACGGACATGGCGCGCGTGATTATTCAGACGTGCGTCAGCATGAACGAAACGCTCAAGACGACGCCGGCCGGGTGGCAGACGACCGTGCGCACGGCTTGGGCGGAAATGAAGTTTCTGATCGGCGTCGTGACCAACCGGGCCGTCAATGCGGCGCTGTCGATCGTCGACGCGATCCTAGAGGCGCTTTTATGATCTCGGCTGAACTGCTGGCCGCTGTGATCGCGGAACACGGCGTGAAAGAACTCGCCCGGTGGCTGTCGTCGCGCGGCGGCGACCCGATCACCGACGCGGAGATCCTGGTGAAACTGCGCGTCGATGCCGACAAGGGCATCGCGATCGGGCGCGCGTGGCTGGACGAACACCCGCGCGAACGCGTCGGCCGGCCGGAACCCGACACCCGCACGCGGTCGGGTGGCGCGTGATGCTGGGACAGCGGCTAGGTGCCCCCGCCTAGCCGCTGGCGCGCCCCAGGAACGACGATCGGCGCGGGCCTGGGGCAACCCTACGCCCCCGCGATCGACGCGCCCCAAGGGGGCGAAATTGGGGATCGGTCGGGGTCGCCGTGTACCTAATTTTGTACCCAGTCCGGGGTCGTTTTCCGTCTTCTATCGTCCTGCATCGTCTTCGACGATCACGCGCGGCCCGACTGGAACTCGCGGCCGCACAGCGACTTAGGTGGACGATGGTGGACGATGGTGGACGATGCCGGATCCCGTCTTACAATCACTCGTTGATTGTATGGCATGCCCTAATGTGCTGTGTATGCAATAACTTGCGAAGACGGCCCGCCGATTGTACCTAATTTTGTACCCAGAGGGGGCACTATGCCGGCCAAGTGGGATCGCTGCGTGGCGAAGGTCAGCGGGAAAGTCGGCAACCCGTACGCGGTCTGCACGGCTGCGGTGGGGGCGGGGTCGAAGGGGAAGCCGGGCGGGTCGGGGCGGGCGGTACGACGCGGTAGTACCGCCCGCAAGGGGCGCTAGTCGTCGTCGGCGAACGTGCCGTCAGCCGCTTCGGCGTCGTAGGCACCCGGCAGGATCGGGAAGGGTTCCAGGCCGTTCGCCTTGCGGCGGTTGTTGATCGCCGTCATGCAGATGTCGCAGATCGGCTCGCGGGGGCCGTCGGGGGTGCGGCGGTGCGACGGCACCCGGTCGGGGTTGAACTGGAACAGCCGCCGGCAGACCAGACACTCGCCGATCGCGGCTATGTAGCCCATGACCTGCCGCCTACTTCACCGGGTCGTCGCGGCGGGCGTACCCCCGCTTGCCGACGTCCCGTGTCGTCGTGTGCTGCTCGACGGCGGCGACCAACCGCGCGGCGACGCCCCGGCTGCACGAAAACTTCAGCATCAACCAGCCGATCTCGTCGCAGCCCGATCGTTCCAGGCCGCGCCACTGGTCGATGAACTCGCGCGCCAGATCAAGTCGCTCTTTTGTGATCCGTGCCATCGTTCGCCCCCTATTCGTCGTCGTCGTCGACGGCGACGATCGCGACGTCGCCGACGATCTGGTGTGTCACGCCGGGCACACACACGGCGTGATACAGCGCGGTCGCCTTCGCGTTGACCGGCTTGCGCGCCCGCGTGCAGCGGCGTTCGAAGACGAACCCGTACCCCGGCTGCGGCCCGTGCTGGATCAGTTCGGTGTCGTACCCGTTGTCGTCGACCCACATCAGCCGGCCGTCGCGCAGGTTGACGTTGTCGAGGGTGGTCGCGCCGATCAGCCGTTCGATGTCGGCGAACTGCGTCTGCCTGTCGACGTCGTGATCTTCCTCGTCGCCGTTGGTCCGAATCACGTGCACGTTCATCGTTTGCCTCCTTGCACCGCGCGCAGCGGTGCGGCTTCCGGTTCGGCGGCCGGCGGCGTCGGTTCGGCGGTCAGCGCGCCAGACGTCGCGGCGACGGCCCGCGCGATTTCGGCGTCGCCGACATGGCCGTACCGCTGCAGCTGATCCAGCCCCTTCCAGCCGGCGAGCGTCTGGATCACACGCGGGTCGATCGCCTTGTTACCCATCAGCGTGATCCCCGTGTGGCGCATCACGTGATGATGCAGATCGGGCACGCCTGCCGACGTCCACCAGTTCGAAATACGGGCCGACAGAACGGCCAACGCCGTCTTGATCTCGTCGTCATTGGCGAAGCCGTCGGGAAAGAACACGTACGGCTGCCGCACGTCGACGACCAGCGCCTGCAGGTCGCGCATCTGGTCGGGCGTGACCGGCAACCGTTCCGCGAAGCCCCCCTTGCGTCGCGTGGCGATCTCGTTCGTCAGACCGATCAAGTCTTTCGGTCGCAGCAGGGCGATCTCACGCAGCCGGCCCAGTGACGTCACGGTCAGTTCGCAGATCAGGCGAATGTCGGCCGGGGCGGTTTTCAGCAGCGCCAGTTCGGCCGCCGTCGCGTGCCGCACGGGCTTTTCGTCGTCGGCCAACTGGGCGTAGGACGCGATCGGGTTCACGTCCAGCCCGGTCGTGCGGCGGTGCTCGACGGCCCAGGCGAACATGCCCCCGACGACGCCGAAGTGCACGTTCAACGTGCTGGCCTTCAAGGGCCGGCCCCGCCGCTTATCGCTGCGCGCGTGGGCCTTGCCCTGTTGCTGGTTGCGCCACTTCAGCAGCTGCCATGCCGTGATCTGGTCGATCGACGTGTCGGCCCCCAGGGCGGCGGTCACGCGGCGGATCACGCGCAAGCCGTAGTTCTTCGCCGTCGCCGGGTACGTCGCGGCGTAGTACTCGCCGTATTCGGTCGCCAGTTCGCCCAGCGTGATCGCGTGGTCGGCGACGTCGGTGCGGATTAGGCCGCGCTTTTTTTTGTTGTAGCGATCGATCGCCGCGTCTTCGATCTCCTGGGCGATGCGGCGGTCGCTGGTGCCGGTCGAAAACGGCGGCTGCAGTTTGCCGTCGCGCATGAACTTCGACCAGTACACGTCGTCGCAGCGGCCCTGCTGTTCTTTCGTGTGCTTGCAGCGTTTAAACAGGCTCATCGGCGTTCGTCTCCGTTCGTCCAAAACATAGTGATGATGACGCGGCCGTTGTCGGCGAATCGGACGTCGATCCCGTCGGCGTGGTAGCCGCGCGCGGTCTTCGCGATCTTGTTCCAGTCGATGTAGTCGGCGTGGCGCGGGTCGAAGTCGAACACGTGCGCGATCGTGCGCGCTTCGGGGGCAGTGGTCAGCGTGTCGCTCATTTCTGATCTCCTGGGTCCGCGATCGGCGGGGCGTCGTCGAAATACAGCGGCCGGGCGTTCAGCGCCCGATCCAGCTGCATCTTGATCCACGCCTGCCGGTGAATATTCAGTCGCGCACATTCGCGGTCGATGGCGCGCAACATGGGGATCGGAAGGTCGACGTTGACGCGTTGAATTTTCGGCTTCACGGGGTCGGGGGTGGGGGGGGGA